CCGTTGCCCCGGCACTATCACTGGTAAACCGTATATCGCCCCCTGCAGCCTGAGCGGCATACGCTCCTGAAAATATTCCCGCTGGAACATTAGAAGTAGATTGTGTACCTGTCCAACACACAAGAGTTGGAAAGTTAGTTAAATCAGCACCAACCTTAGTATGATCTATGGTCAAGGCACAAGAATATTTCCAAGCCGTCGTGATAGCCATATTAGATGCCCAATATTAAAATTGCATTATCAATATTGGAGTTCACAATGTACTTGAGATCATTATCCGTTGCCTGACCACCAGCAGTTTGAACCGTTGCATTCAAAGACACAAAAGAGATCATGATTGTAGTGTGCACAGTTACATCGCTGAGGGCCTGCCCTGCCCATAAAAGTCTCTTGGCATGATTTGTAGTTGAAGGAGCTTCGTTAAGAACATCGAACGAAGCTTGAATAATAGCCGCAACGATCCGGCTGCGCATAACAGAGCTGTTGTAAATCTTATAAATAGCCGACAAAGAATTAACGCCCGTAGTAAGGTCCCTATTCACATCATTCCTGATCTCATCGCGGTCATAATAGGCCACCTCACTACCTGTGCCCTCTTTATAGACATAAAAATGAATATTTTGACGATATCCAACCGGTTTTTTATTTTCCTCAGACAGGCCGGTCTCGAAAACATTAACGATATACCACGTCACAAAATTAGCATCTTCCGCCTGATTAACTACGATGGATCCATCAGTTACAGATGGAAACTGGGCTTTGATCTCCGCTATCAGTTGTGCCTTAGTCATTATCAACTCCTATGTCCGGTAATACAATAAAACCAATGATGCTTGAGTAACAGTCGCGTCACTCAGAACATTTACTTCTACAATATTTCCAAAAGCCCCTGTGGAATCCGTCCATCCCACCGTAGTCCCTGTCGAGTCTCGCTTAGCCACCAAGGACGGGGCAGTACCTCCCGTATTCATAGTCGTTTGTGCCGGCCATGTTGTGAATGAGGTCGCCTTTTTCAAATCAAAAGCAATAGATCCCGTTGCATCTGCATATACTTGCCAGTTCGTTATAATCAAAGGATATGGTATAAAAATCTGACCCTTAGCTCCCGTAGTCGGAACCGCTCCACCACCATCTACAACAAAAGTCATTGCTCCAGTAACGCCGGAAAATCCTGTGAGCCCTTGTATCCCTGTCTGTCCCTGGATACCCGTCTGACCTTGGAGACCCGTCTGTCCCTGAATGCCCGTCTGTCCCTGGATGCCTGTCTGTCCCTGAATACCCGTCTGTCCCTGAATGCCCGTCTGTCCCTGGATGCCTGTCTGTCCCTGAATACCCGTCTGTCCCTGAACTCCTGTCTCACCTATGAGTCCTGTCTGCCCCTGAACTCCAGTTTCACCTGTGAGCCCTGTCTGTCCCTGAACTCCTGTCTGTCCCTGTACCCCCGTCTGACCTTGGATACCAGTCTGCCCCTGTATTCCTGTCTGTCCCTGAACTCCTGTCTCGCCTATGAGTCCTGTCTGACCTTGAACTCCGGTATCACCCTGAACTCCGGTCTGTCCCTGAACTCCGGTTTCACCTATGAGCCCTGTCTCACCTATGAGTCCCGTCTGTCCCTGAACTCCCGTCTGCCCCTGAATCCCTGTCTGTCCCTGAACTCCTGTCTCACCTATGAGCCCCGTCTGTCCCTGAACTCCTGTCTCTCCCTGAACTCCCGTCTGTCCAACTAAACCTGTTTCACCCGTAAAACCCGTAACACCTAAGACACCTTGGACACCTGTTGCGCCCTGATTTCCTTGTGGCCCCTGAAAACCTTGGACACCTTGTACACCTGTATCACCCTGAAGACCTGTGGTGCCAGTCAATCCTGTAGTGCCAGTTACTCCTGTCTCACCTTGCTCACCACCGGAAGGACCGGTTAATCCAGATAGTCCAGTAATTCCAATAAGTCCTGTGACTCCTTGCAAACCCTGAGACCCAGAGCCACCTTTGAGTTCTTGCCAATTTGAACCATCGTAGATTTTTAATATTGACATTCCGAGCTCCGATTATCTCAAAACTTATTCATACACAAAAGTTACATCAGTTGCTGCATTTGCTGTAGTAAAGTATAATCCAGTATAAAAATCTAAATTGTAAGTCATTTCAAACCCCACCATAGAATATCCATTACCAGCGTTAGTTGGGACAATCAAAGCTATAGGACTGGAATTGGTAATAGCATCATACACATTTATAGTAGTTCCGGGCACCCAAGAATTAACCATAATCTTATTCAATCTACCCGGACCATATTTAAGTACCCCAGAACTTACACCGTGATAATTCTTATATATGGGGGAGGTATCTACAAGTCCCAATCTATGTATAACAGCATTACGAACAGCTAAAGTCAAAGGAGTTGCCTGTGCTCCAGTATTAGTATTGCTCATATAAACATAATGCATCAAAGTTGATGACCAAGGATCTGTAGAAGCATTTACAGTATGAAGTGTCACTCCGTTGATTACAAAATATACTTTACTATTACTCCAATATATCTCAAAAGTAGTATTCGTTGTTGTAGGTGCAGTAGTAGCGCCAATATTACCATTAAATGATCCGTTACTTACTACAGCTTCACTTGTAGCTTTTACAGTAACTACACTTACTACTGTGCCTGATAATCTAAAGAAAGCTCCATCAGATATAGTTGGCATGGTATTACCATATGCCACACCCCATTGACGCACATTATTAGTAGTTCCTGTATCCCCTAATATTACATTAGATCTATATCTTAGACTGCTTCCACCTACATATCTTGCTCTTCTAACAGAGTACAATCTTGCGAACGCCGCTGCTCCAGTACCAGATGATAATGTTACTAATGAATTACTCTGTACTACAGTCCCATCAACCCCAACTCCTCCTATAGTACTTACTGATGTAGACCAGAAATTTGGATCAACAGCACCTGAGAAACCGTTCAGGTCAAATTGTGCTCCCACTAATCTTACTGGTGTTACTGACCTGATTTCTCCTTGTGGTGTATTTTCACTTTCCCAACCATAACAATCCTTAGCTGTCGCTATTTTTAAATTTCCATTGGGATCTAAAGATCTAGGAAGCGCTTCCACTATGGGGCACAAAGCTGTCTGTAACCTAAATGTAGTGGTTGTTGCCCCCCCTGAAGTTATTACTATTTTAACATACGATGATATAGCTTGTACCGTTACACCAAAATTATCGCTGATATGATAATAATACGTGTCTATCAAATCCCAATTAGAATTATCTGGAGATTGTTCAACTTTTACAGTACAATTTTGATTAGCAAATAAAGACACCTGTATTCCAGCCACGCCCAAAGTAGATGTACCTGTTATAGGATCAAACGTGTAACTATTTCCTGAATTCAAATTAAACGCGGGGGAACTTGCAGAATTAGTAGCATCCGTTACTACTGATTGAATCATAGATCCATGCGTAAACATGAAATTGGTTACAGCAGCTACTACAGTAACGGTAACTGCAGCAGTACCTGTAGTCCATGCGGAAGCCCTACATCTAAGCTGTGTTAATCCTGTAACATTAAATATTCTATACGTTCCATTGCCGGATGTACCAACACCACTTGCACTAAACTGTGTTAAAGGTATACCTGAATACACGGGATCATTATTAATCTGTGTAAACCATATCTGTACCCAGTTACTACCATCTGCACTACCTTCCATTACAAGGGTGCCTGTCCATGTACCCGTAACCACAGCACTTGCTGAATTATGGCCTGTAAGCGCCTGAGTTACAGTTTGATTCTGCGCAGCTATGTTTCCAGTAGTTGCGGCATCATTAACCACTTTCCAATATGACATATAGGCCCCTTATATTATTATCCAAACGCCTGCTATATAATCCACAACTGTCATTCCATCCCACTGATTCATTATTTGAGTAACAGATCCTTCAATAGTTTCTGTTCCGTTTGCAGTTACCGTTATAGTACCCGTCCCATAATCCTTGATATCCAACACTCTGCCCGATCCTGTTGCAACAGGAAGATTAATTGGAAATGTGTTTGCACTCGCAACAATTAATTCATCCGTTGCCTGAACAGTGTATGTAGAATTAACAGTAGTTATAGCACGAAAATTAGCAACACCTGGCGTTCCAGTATCTAACCAGCCCATCCCTTTGAATGGTGACGGAACAGAAGGGGTAGAAGCCATCACCTTGGTAACTAATCGTACATCGTGATCAGTGACAACCCCTAATGTATCAGGCATGTCGGACAGGGTCGTATGTCTATTAGGCCCCGTAGCTCCCTGGATTCCGGTCTGTCCCTGAATGCCTGTCTGCCCTGTGAGACCTGTCTGACCTATGAGTCCGGTCTGACCCTGAACTCCGGTCTGACCCTGAATACCAGTCTGACCTATGAGTCCCGTTTGACCCATTAGGCCCGTCTGCCCTATGAGTCCCGTTTGACCCTGAACTCCGGTCTGACCCTGTACTCCTGTCTCACCTATGAGTCCTGTCTGACCCGTTAGACCTGTCTCACCTATAAGCCCCGTCTGTCCCTGGATGCCTGTCTGTCCCTGAATACCCGTCTGTCCCTGAACTCCTGTCTCACCTATGAGTCCTGTCTGCCCCTGAACTCCTGTCTCACCTATGAGTCCTGTCTGTCCCTGAACTCCTGTCTCACCTGTGAGTCCCGTCTGGCCCTGAATTCCTGTCTCACCTGTGAGTCCCGTCTGGCCCTGAACTCCTGTCTCTCCGGTGAGTCCTGTCTGTCCCTGAATCCCTGTCTCGCCTGTGACTCCTGTCTGCCCTTGAACTCCTGTATCCCCTGTGAGTCCCGTCTGTCCTGTGAGTCCTGTCTGCCCTGTGAGTCCTGTCTGTCCCTGAACTCCTGTATCACCTTGAATACCTGTCTGCCCCTGAACTCCAGTTTCACCTGTGAGCCCCGTCTGACCCTGTACACCAGTCTCACCCTGGATGCCTGTCTGTCCCTGAACTCCCGTCGAACCTTGAACTCCTGTCTCACCTATAAGCCCTGTCTCACCTATGAGTCCCGTCTGTCCCTGAACTCCTGTATCACCTGTGAGTCCCGTCTGTCCCTGAACTCCTGTCTCACCTATGAGTCCTGTCTGTCCCTGAACTCCAGTCTCACCTGTGATCCCAGTCTGTCCGGTGAGTCCTGTATCACCTGTGAGCCCTGTCTGCCCTGTTAGTCCGGTTTCACCTGTGAGTCCCGTTTGTCCCTGAACTCCAGTTTCACCTTGAACTCCTGTCTCACCCTGAACTCCAGTTTCACCTTGAATACCCGTCTGGCCCTGAACTCCGGTCTCTCCTATGAGTCCTGTCTCACCTGTGAGTCCTGTCTCACCTGTGAGTCCTGTCTCACCTGTGAGTCCTGTCTCACCCGTGAGTCCTGTCTCACCTTGAATACCCGTCTGGCCCTGAACTCCGGTCTCTCCTATGAGTCCGGTATTACCCTGAACTCCGGTCTCGCCTGTGACTCCTGTCTGTCCCTGAACTCCAGTATCACCTATGAGTCCCGTCTCACCTATTAATCCTGTCTCACCAATGAGGCCTGTATGTCCCTGAACACCAGTCTGCCCTTGTATTCCTGTCTCACCTGTGAGCCCTGTGTCACCTATGAGCCCTGTCTGTCCCTGAACTCCGGTCTCGCCTGTGACTCCTGTCTCACCCTGTATTCCCGTCTCGCCTATGAGCCCTGTCGCACCTATGAGCCCCGTCTCGCCAAGACCCTGAGCTCCGGTTTCACCCTGATACCCTGTGCCAGAATACCCAGTCGCACCCTGCATACTTCCGGCTGAGATCTGCACCCAGTGATCAACACCGGTAACGCCGGCATAGAGTGCCTCATCCACCAGATTCCATAACAATATTGGTTCGACAGTAATAGCAGGGAACGATCCATCTTCAATAAAATTTGCAAGTCCTGTCTGCCCTGTGAGTCCTGTCTCGCCTGTGACCCCCGTCTGGCCCTGAACTCCTGTATGTCCTATGAGTCCTGTCTGACCCTGAACTCCGGTCTGCCCCTGAACTCCTGTCTGACCCTGAACTCCGGTTTGACCTGTAAGTCCCGTATGTCCCTGAACACCCGTCTGACCCTGAACACCCGTCTGACCCTGAACACCTGTCTGACCCTGAACACCCGTCTGGCCCTGAACTCCGGTATGACCCTGGACACCAGTCTGCCCCTGAACACCAGTCTGCCCCTGAACTCCTGTATCACCTGTGAGCCCCGTCTGGCCCTGGACACCCGTCTGACCCTGTACACCAGTCTGACCCTGGACACCCGTATTACCCTGCGGGCCCGTTGGCCCACGCACACCCGTGCGCCCCTGATCGCCCGTGGGGCCGTGCACACCCGTAGCTCCCACCAGCCCTATCGGCCCCCGTAGCCCGGTAGATCCCTGCAGCCCTACCGCACCCGTCTGGCCCTGTGCCCCGGTCTGCCCTGTGGGCCCCACCGGCCCACCTGCCGGCCCAGTCTCACCCATAACACCCGTCTGGCCCTGAGGTCCCGTGGGCCCATACGCCGGGCCCTGTATACCCGTCGCACCCATGAGCCCGGTCGGCCCTTGATACACGCTTGATAATCCGGTCACACCCTGATACCCGGTAATGCCCGTAGCATCGATCTGATTTTTGATATGTATGATGAGCTTAATCGCCGTCTGCTGCACGGCGGCATCATCATCCTGATTGACAAAAAACTCTATCGAGAACCACTGCTGCGTAGCTATGCCGGGTATAGTGTCCGGATCAAAACGCCACGAGATCTTGAAATACCCTGTTGACAGTTGTGAATAACTGAAGGACAGTATGTGTGTGTTGGCAGAGAAGAGCTCCGGCAATAGCCGTGACCATCGGGACTCAGCGGAAGTGGGCGGGGCCAGCCTGTAGACCTGTCCGGCCACAGAAAGCACCGCGGTTATTGGTATCTGTATCTCGACCGTGCCCCATGCATCATCATCTTGAGAGATGTCGATGACCGGCAGGACACCGGACGGGACAACCTGATCGAAGATTGTATATTTTACAGGATTGATTAATGACATTATACGTGCCTTACTTTGCAGTCTGCATCCAACCACACATCATACCCGTACCGTCTCACCTGCATGCAAAACCCATAATCCTCAGACACCTGGTCTTGACAAAATATTCCCTCCTCTTCCCACGAGATCAGCGGATTACGGAACCAGGGGAATGGGAGATCTTTAAATACCCTTGACTCAATCGCAAGGAATCCCGTTCCCACGGCATCCACGACAAATGTGCCATGCGAAGGGGCGTGGATATACTTGCCGATACGTCCCGGGATATCATTCCAGAATCCAGCATGATACGTGTCTGGGAAGTCTTTACGGATATAGGCCCCACCAACAATCGGGTAAGGCGATGAGCATATGCGTTGGATATGCTCTGGTTCGAATTCAATATCCTGATCGATAAACAATATCTTGTCAAACGGTATCTTGTCCTGATGTACTTTACAACTCTCACCGCGGTTCACACAGTTGTTACGATTCCGGAACAGGTCTGCTGATTGACAGACAATATGATCCGGGTACTGGGACTGGGCCTTAGTATAGCAGGCCCAGGCCGGAGTACTTTTATAGTCCACGGAATTGGGCAGTACAAAAGCAATTATCATGACATACCACATTGAATGACAAATTCACCCTGCATGGATCTCGCGCCGTATGGCGACCAGCCTGCAAATCCAGTAGTAACAGACGGAGACATCTGTAAAGTCGATGAACTGGGGAACTGTATAATATCTCCAACGGCATGGGTACCGTTGGAGAGCATGTGTGCCAACCCATATGCTGTGCTGTCCGCACCGGAGGCATATGCCGCGGGTAGAACCAGCGCTGCCGTCGTGGTTGATGTATTACCCGTACCGGCCACATCAAACTGCACTACAGCTGTGCGCCCCAGCTTATAGGCACGCACCGTTCCCACGGGACTTGCAAAGCCGGTAAAGCTGCACTGTGCCCATATATCCTGCCAGTGATAACCTTCACTTTGGATAGTAGCCCCGGGCAGGAGCTCCAGACATGCCGTGGCATCCGGGTTACGTGTGCCGCCAGTGGTGTACAGAAACTGGGCAATGTCTTTGTTAACATTCGTGGGCCCAGCGTTTACATTTACAACTATACGGCATACTGATGAGCTATACGCCATACTTTTAATACGAGCAAATACACCATCACCATACGCAGCAGGGCCCGAGAATGCCAGGGCAGGGCCTTTGTCCGCATCGGTGGGGGAATCAGTTACATTGCGACGGAGTATTAATGCGTCGGGAGAAGGATCCGCATCCAGCACAGACTTGACAAAAGTACCATCACCCGCGAAGGTTGTATGCGGAGTCTGCATCGTTAGCAGATTATTAGTATTGGACCATGACATGTACGCGGGCACAGACCCGGAGTAGTTATCACAAAACAAGATGTTGCAGTTTTTGGTCGTGTCCGCGTACAAGGCCATCTCCGCATCACCCTTATTTATCACCGCAAGTGTGGTGCCGGAAAATGCTGTATACCCTGTCGCATTACCTATAATTTCGGTGGTCTTTGTGATCCCGGTACCACCAGCGCGTACATGCAGCGGGCCAGTCACATAGACCTGATTGCTGGATACATAGGCAGGGGCACTTGACAAATCGGTAGATGATGCCCATGAGGTCAGGTTACCGGCTACCCCTGACCCGGACACACCCGTGCTCAGCAACGCCCAGTCACTGTTGGTGATACCATCCACCAACTGGTACATGGCATTGGAGTCCGTGCAAAACACTACCATACCCTCTTGTCGTTGGAGAGACGGTATCGCGTCCCTCAATACGGTAGAGTCCACACTCCGCCATCCACCTGCCCCATACAAGGCATCATGCGTGCCATACACATCCGCAGTATCAGTCGGCACGATCTTGGCCCCAACTACTGTCCCAGGAATTGATCCCATAATTATCTCCTTAAGAAATGACCATAGTGACCGTGCCCACGATCGAAGTCGGCGACGTATAGCAGTTATAGTTTTCCGTATTTCCATAACCATTGCTCACCGATACTGTTGTAAGATTCCAGATCGTCAAGAACCCATTCACACTAAGCGTGGCCGTGCCCCATGAGCTCGGGTACGCGTAGTAAATGTAATTGCTTCCGCCGGCCTGCGTGAACGATGCCTTGGCCCGGGATGAAGCAGCATCCACCGATAGCGTAGTACCGCCCGACAACGCCGCCTCAATGATCGTCTCATTAGGCGTGGCCGAGGCACTCTGCCCCCAATACTTGGGCAATTCAAACCGTAGGTACTCTGTATCGGAAGCTGTTGTTGGATGAGCGTCCGTGCCAGTAACCGTTACAACCTGATCGGCTGTAAGGGCTATGCCCGTGTAAATCTGGGATAATGCACCCACGCTCAGCACCCCACCATACGCACCAATAGTGGTGATGCTCTGGGAGGTCAGATAATTATTATGTGTCCAGGTCGCAGTCAAGTCGGTGCACGTCTGACCCTTGTACATGATAGCCGGATTAAGAGAGAGCGTGTAGGACAGAGTCGTGTACAGCAACCAGTCCAATGCTTGCTGGACATTGCTCATGTCCGGGTGATCCACATGATTGTAGAGCACGTCCGAGGCCCATATCGACCCGGCAAACGGTGAGCAAAACATCTGAAGATTACTGTCCAGTTGCAAGAACCCTGCCGTGGTCTCCAGAGGCATGGTCAGCTTGTGATTGATATTATCAACCGACAACACGACCGTGGAGGTGGAATCGGTCAGCAAGCCATGTGTATGCTCACCCACCACAAACGTCTTCGTCTTCTCGGGAAGCTTGCCCAAGATATCCTCGAACAGGGCTATCTCCCGATTGTAGTTTGGGAACTCCAGGTAGCTGTTGAGCTCGTATCCGCGATATGAAAATGACATATGACAACTCCCTTAAATGTGCGACAAGATCACAAAGCTACCTACGGAATCCCACATGTATCCGGCATACGGCACCTGATCCGTGGTCGGCAACTGTACATCAATTACCGTTGCACCATTGTTAACACATATAGCTGTGAGCCTTGATAAGTACAGTGTGTCACCCGGAGCCATGCCCGCCATGAATGATCTGATGTCCGCTTCCACTTGCTCGAGATCCACCGTGGCCGGTGACATGCCGATCTGTATCACAATCGTCGACAACTGTACCATAGACACCGTAGTCCCAGACGCAGTTACGGGCCTGAGTGATTCCACATTGGTCACCACAGCCCTGCGCAATGTCTCACCCGCGGGCATATTAATGATTGACATATCATTGGGCACTATGGTGATGTCCACCGTCCCAGCCGGCACTGCCGGGGGCGTAGCTACATAGGCATTAACCACGGAATACATGGTAGTGGCATCCATGGGCGTGATCGTGTGTACACCCGATCCCTGCGTGCCCAGGGCAAGAGCCACTGTGCTATCCGCCGGCGTAGCCATCTGTATCGAGCTTGAGTCATACCTCAGCGTCCAGTAGTCCGTAGAAGCCGTTAAGCCGCTGGGCATAGTTCCTGTCGTGGTCCATTGTACCCGGGCATTATCCATCCAGTCCTGCGTGGTAGTAATAATATTGGTGCTGATATTAAGGGCCGAGGGTGTAAGGGTCTCGGCCACAGCAAACGGCACAGCCGGGGTGCCTTGAGGCGTGCCCGTGAGCGACCAGTCCCGGTAATCCTTAGCCGTTCCACCGGCCGGGGGCATCTGCAGATATTCCATCACCCTCTGCGCATAGTCATGATCCGTCTCATCGGTCAATCGGGCAATGCCGAAGATTCCCAGCGCCCAATGGTTGAGCGAATCGGTATCAGCCGTGTCCAAAAAGATCTGATCGGCCAAATAGTCTTGATACTTGTACAGGCCCCACAGCATTGAGGCAAGGCATGCGGCCTTGATGTACACGATACTACCCTGTGTGATATCCGGGGCCGGGTCCAGGTTCTGATACCGACGCAGGATCTCTTCCAGGAGGCCGTCAAAGTCTTTGAGAAATGGAGAAGCCATGTTATCCTCAATGCGCTATAGGGCTTATGGTCTGCACAATATTACCATTTACAACTTGGAAATTAAACACAGAGTAGTCCGAATTAGAGTCCATGCCCACGGTCCGGTACATGGCCCATGATACTATTAACCCATTGGGCTGGGTAGCCGTGACCTTAATGTTCATCCGGGTAAAATCATCCGTATCTCTCTCCACGATCACGTCTATGGTCTTGGCCCGACCCACCTGTATGAGCCACTTAAGGGCCTCTTGACAGTACTGTTTCGCAAGATTGAGCGAGGATTCCGTAATCTTTTTGATCTTATACAGGTCACTACCAAAGGTCGGGTTGAGGGCAAAGGAGCCCTTATTGATTGTCAATGATGTAAACATATCGGTCCGGATGTCCGTGTTCTTGGTCCACGTCATTGTTGCACCGGGTGTTGCTGGGTCAAGTGCAAAGTCCATTATATTGCCTGCGTCGTTGATGTCAGATTAGCCGAAGTCATAGCTACTACAGGGGCACCCGTGGTACCTCCCGGAGCCGTGTGCGTATGTGCGTTGTAAAGGGTCATGAACGTATCGTTCACCAGCTTTTTTAGCAAGGCCACCTCGGTAGATCCGAGTTGGATGTGAGAGCCAGCACCCGCCTCCACATTAACATTACCGTACACAGCCGTCAAATTTACCCCGCCACCATCTGTGTCACCCGAAATAATCTGCACATCCCCGGATCCTATGATTATCTGACTTTGATTATCTGGACTTCCTTTTGATGGATTGACCAAGTATACAATAGATCCTTGAGAATTATCAGGATTATAAAGCAGTACTTCCCCGGGCTCCAGAACACTAACTATACCGCCTTCTTTAATCTTCCCCGGATTCTCCGCAACCGATATGGAATTATTGCCATATTCCAGGACCACGTTCTCAGTGCCCTCTGTGGGACTCGATGCAAACCCGTAGTGCTGAATGAACTTACCACGGAGTGTCTCGTTGGGCCGGCCATCGGCATTATACGTGCGGTATGGGCCCTTGGCCTCCACCACCATACCCGCAACCTTTTTAAGTATACCCTTTATTACTTCAAGCATGATCGACCCGGATCCGTTTTGTTAAGCGACTCTGAAATGTAATTGTTGAACCCACCCGGTAACCCCAACTCTAGCACAGTCGTCTGACCGGAGTTCTTGTTGGCCCGAAACGTGACCCCATACACCAGCATCACATCATCAATGATCGGTATCATCTCATCGTGCAGCATAGCCAGGTGGTTGATATGATACGGGGCCTGTCCCGACGGGGAATGGCCATGCATCGTGTACTTGACATTATACAACTGTCGGTTCTGCTGCATTAAAGCATTGTTGATAAGGCTATTGCCGGCCTTACGCCATACCGTTGCCGAGGCCGTATCGGTGATGGATGAGGCAAACTTGGTCAGGCCCATGTACCCGCGCTTGGTACTGTTGGATCCTATCTTGTCTATTATCAAGTAGGTGGGCACGGCTTTTTCAACCTCCCACTCCTGCTGATATGTCTGCTCATCCTGTGTTGATCCCACCAGACGTCGGAACTTGTAATAGCTCGATATGTCCGTTGAGAACGAGGCCTCAATCACATTGTTGTCATTGTTGGAAAGGAAATTATTAATGGGCCATGCATCGTCAGTGGCAATCGTGCCGTCCGTGTTATAGCTCATGGGCTTTTCCATCTCGGACTCATCCGTGCTCAACAGCCTATGCACCTTGATCTCATTGGTGCCGGGTATGTGATACAGCATCAGTCCCATGCCGTTTAACAAATCAGAAATGAAGTCATGCAACGTCTGCCCATAACGGGCCTTGATCTCTTCAACAGGCCCTACCGTGGTCAGTGTCTGCGTTGCCTGGTCCGTGTACGATACGGACAGCTTGGGTATCGCCAGAGTTCCTTGCGGCACTTTCCCAGCATTAACCCACCCCGCAGGGGTTATGATGTAGTCAGTAATCTTACCATTTGTTCCTATCCGAGACAATGTATTGATTGACGAATTGAGAATGTCCTCGATGATAGTCTTTACCACGGACTTTTTAGGGTAGGTTTTCGCCTTGATAATCATGTTGTCCACCAGGACCTGCATCATGTCCCGGCCCGAGATCGCCTGCTCAAACGAGGTCTTGGAATAGGACTTCTCCACCCGATCCAAGTACCCCGACATAACCATTACACCGTTCACCACCCATGAGAATGATACAGACTTACCTGCAAGGTCAACGATATAGTTATTGTCAATGACTGCATTGAAGTTACCACATGCCTGGAAGATGTCCCATGACAGGGAGTAGCTCTTAACGTGATCAAAGATTTTGTTGTTGAGACGGAACTCAACGACATCTTTCTCAATCCGCATAAATGCTCACATTACCAGACGTAAACGTGGGGTTGTGTACCCCCGGATTAAGGGCTCGTACCCTATCCGCTGCATGGTATGATAACCCGTACTGTGCACATAGTACATGCAACGGCACATTATTGGTATTGATAACAATAACTTTCTTTTTGTTAAGTTTTACATCATCGGCATAGGTAGCCAGGTCCGCGGCCATCTTCAACAGGTTCTCATTTTCTCTATCATCAAGAAGAACCTCTTGGATCATGTTGCGGGTCGTGGCCAGTATAGCCTCCACATCACCCACCGACATCACAGCTATTGTAGGCACATTGGATATGCGCCGGCCAGCAAGATCGAACGCCGGGGTCTTTTCCACGGCCTTGGCCGTGTCCGTGGCCACTTGGTCCTGCTTATAGCTCTTAGCACATACCTGTGCCACCTGCCCGGCTCCAAGGGCCCGAATATGCTTGTGGTAGAAGTCGGCATGGGATCCGGTAATGGCATCGCCCATATGCCCTATCTCAGCCACAATAGCATCGGCCATGGTCGATGGGGCTTTGCTTAGGCTCGCCAGAGAGTACACCACACGGTCTATGGCATGGGTGATAGAGGTCAGGATCCGACCCGGCACATCAAATGCCAGGTCCACGGCAGACTCTATACTGTCAATCGGCTGTGTGACTGTGTTGAGCAATCGGTCAAACTTGGAGCACGCTGCGTCTGCTTGCTGGATAAAGTCCCGGGCAGGGGCCGTGAGCTTGGCGAACTGTGAGTTCATATTCTGATCGAATTTGATGGCCTTGTCCAGCAGCTGACCCACAGCGGACATGCCCTTCTTCATTTTTCCCAAGACATTATTACGTAGCTTCACCTGCTCTTGTGCGATGAGTTCATCAATCGACTCTGTGTCGTATGTAAATGACTCATCGAGGATATTGTTCTCAACGAACGCTATCTCGATCTCTACATAGTCCTGGGTATCGTTATGCACAATGGTCAAGGAGTCCACATACCCGAGCAGAGTCCCGTACTTGGGGTGCACCAATGTGTGCTGCACTGAGGAGTCGGATACATCTTGGATAAAGTAGTAATGATTGCTATAATTGGCGGAAACATTGCCGGCGACTGGAAGGGTTGCAGGCCCGAAGAAGTATGCCTTGAACCGGATCTCACGGGCACGATTGCCAAAATTGTTGATGATAGCGCCATCAGTGTTGAGGAACTCATGGCGTACCAGAGACGACTGGACATTATCACTGATGTCCAGTATGTTAAGCTCGTAGTTATCTAATGACGCAACGAATGGTTTCATGATTCTGCAGCCTGCATAAACGTTACTCCACCCTTAACCACTCTAACCATCTTCTTTTTGACTTTTACCGCAACATCCTCCCCATCAATAGCAGCATGCACTTCCACATTGGTTACAGGAGAATTGCTTTGGGGATTATTTCTGCTTTGTATTGCAGCCTGCAATGCTGCTTGAGCCGATGTCTGTTCGGGATGCAACAGTTTGTAAATATCTCCGCCAAGTTTTTCTAAAACATTTTCACCACCAGATTGCTTGAGTGCCCATCGGGTAGCTTCAAATGTTGCCAGACCAACGGCAGTGCCTATGGTTAGTTTGCTCAAAAGTCCCATTGCCCCGGCCCCACCTGCAGCTCCGCCTACACCGGGTACTCCTCCCCCAACCGTGACCACATACATAGGGTTAGCGGGGGATGATCCAAGGGCACCAAGGCCACCGCCCTTACCTTTACCCTTAACCGCTCCAGCAACGTTGAGCACCAAGCCCAGTAACTGCAGAGCCTTGACCCCTGCATACAATGTCCCCAACACCACGGCAGCGTCCTTAATGTACCCCGCCCATCTTTTAATCTTCTCAGGATCCTTGGTAAGTTCATTAATGTACTTTGTTAAATCCGCGATATAAGGCCCAAGGGTTTTATCAGCAAGTGCAAATATCGCTGTATGTACACCGGTAAGTGCCGAGGAGAAATCACCTGCGGCTATCTGGTTATCGGTGAATATGTCATCCAGTTTTATTTTACTCTGCGCCTCAGTTAATCCATCCACATCATTTATCAACTTAAGTATGGCATCCCCGGATTTACCGAATATGGCGCTCGCTGACAATCGTCGCATGCCCTCTGGAAGGGTTCTTAACTTTTTCAAAATCTCATCCACGGAAGGCAGAACGCCTTTGGATATATTAAATCCTAACTGTTTCATTTCCGCTCGGGCAGGCTTTAGGACCATTGCCCTATACGCATTCGACACAGCCTGCGGGTTGCCGACAAACATACTCTTGACCAGATAATCCGTAATCTCTTTGAGACTGGCCTTGGGATTACGTCGCTTATACGACTGCACAAGCTCTCCAGCCTGGGGCATGATCTCGGCAAAATTCATTTCAACACCCTTTTGCTTACCAAAAGAGTATAGGGTTTTGGTAAGGGATTGGAACTCCTCATTGGATAGATTGGTTTCCTCTTTAAGAGTCCCCATCGATTTCCCCAATATTACACCAGAAACCCCTGAGGCCTTCATCAATTTGGCTGTATAGTCTAAATTATCATTGACAAACTTAATATCTTTCGATTCTTTAAGGAATTCATCCGCAAGATTAGCTACATCTTCCTTGGTATTTTTGGTCGCAATACTTGTAGTGATTATCTTGTCCTTCATCGCCAACATCTCAGCCGTGGATAACGACGCATTGATCTGCATGCGACGCATCTTGGTATCAAACCCAATGACATCCTGTCCCAGCCGTACCACTTGTGCCGAGACCTTGGCAACGGCCCCCGATAACAGGTTACCCGCTGCTACGCCCGCCATCAATGACCCGGTGAAGATATTAGACGCACCCTTGGCCTGTCCCATAGCCTTTGTAAACTGGGATATATTAGCCCGAAGGGTAAGAATGAATTCTTTGTCAGTCATCGTCAGGCCTCTGTACGCGTACCTTATCGGGATTTTCCAGACGATCTCTTACTGCTTCGTCAAGGGCCTGGTAGAGGATCCATTGCCCGAACGTTAGATCTTTGGCGGGACGGCCAAAGAAATGAGCAGCTTTCTCAACGTGGACAAACTGGTAATGGAGCCAATAGTCCCGCCGGGATTTTTTTTTACTGACAACAACAGCTGGTCAAACTCGTGATCAGACATGTTGTCCGGTGACGGTGAACACTCCTGCTCCCAAGACATATACTGCTCCGCAAGATCCTTCTTCTCTGGTCCTGTCAATAACCTGCGGAACTCCCCCACCGTCTTACAGATGGGCTCTTCCAACTTCTCGGGATCATGTAGTGCCCTGTAAAGCAACTGCGTGACCTTCTCCGACTCATACTCATCGGCGGTCACCATGCTTATGTCAATCTTCGCACCTTTGAATAACTGTTCCGTAGCGAATGCAGCGTCCTGGTGCTCCTGCTGAGACAGGACGCGCATTGCTATAGTAGTCTCCGTACCCGGCCAGGTAATCGACTTGACATTGCCGATACCTGCCTTAAGCCTGGATAGGAGGTCGGACATTAGATCGCCCCCGCTACCACACCGGTAACACCAGTGCCTGTGTCATTTCCATTGGCATCGGACCGGGCCGAGGCCGCAAGTGTCACGGTCTGCACCAGTTCATTCTCGCCATCGATCTTGGCATCACCAACCTCGAGCACTGCGACAGATGAGAACGTAACACTCTGTCCACCATCATACGTAATGACCAAGGTAGCTGAACTACCAAAGTCCTGCATCCAGTTAAACACATTGATAGCCTCTTGGGGCACTACGTACTCCACTTCCACCTGGAACCGCTTGGTGAGCGGTGCTACTCCCGATTTGTACATAAGCGGTACTTGCTTGGCCGCAGTCACCGCCTTTTGGGTCACCGATTTGAAATTGTCGATCTGCTGCCCGTTAACGTCCAGCAGAGCTCTGGTTACAAACATGTATGCCTCCTATAGTATGAGATCAATTACGCCGGCTAGTACGTGCAGACCTTGCACGATGTTTGTCGGGATCTTAACGTCGAGCCTGCTGGTATCCTGGGAATCGATCTCGACGATTACGCCAGACCGATACAGGGTCACATTCTGTACAATTTCCAAACCCTCAAGCAAATACAACACATCCAGTACCTCGGCCTTGACCTTGGCCGGTGTCCGGCTTGACAACTTGGATCTGGGGAACCGCAGCGACAACCGGGTCCGTACCTGCGACCGCACATAGTCCAGCGTGCGAAACGTGGTGATGTCCCTCAGAGTCGGATCAGGTATACCCAACGTGGTGATATACGACGACACAGCCCGCACAATCTGCACCGTGTTGCCCACCACTTCAAACGGGGTCACGCCCGCTGCCAATGCCGCTTCCTGCTGTGTCCTTGTCAGTCTGTCAACCACTGCACAAGGAGCCACAGGGGCCAGTACCAGCCCGTCATACGGGATCGCCGGGTCAGGGTTATACGCAATCATCGCCCCATACGCACCAGCAATCTTGAATGTCTCAGTCTTTGCCTGCTGGTCGTTGACATAAGATATGTACCCAAGGCTCAGACGACCATCGTTCATCGTCGTTCCGGCCAGGGTTTGAACCGTTGCCAATGAACCAACCTTATCGGTAGCAGCCACATACTGCGTAGCAGGCCGCTGTTCCATAGGACCACTTACAAAGTCCACAAGAGACTTGACTTTGGTCATGGCCGTGGAAGTGGGCAGCGTATTGATAATCACGCTATACCCGGCAGAGGCTATGCACCCGCACGGAGTAGTAGTGGTATCATAGGCACCCAAGTCTGGGTCCGTTGCCCCGCCCGTAGGCTGATTAATCGTGATGCTGGATAGGCCCGCAGAGGCCTTGGCCGAGAGGGCAATGTGGTTACCAACTGTGCCCTTGTTGCGAGCTACCATGGTTATCGTGCCCGCAGAGGTACTATCGGTCACTGGTATGTAGTTGGCCACATTGGCGATATTGGTATGGGCAGCAGCCGTAATGGCCGCCTTGGTATCGCCAGACGCGTAATTGGTATCTACCTGCACATCGCCTATCCACATGCTGAGCGTGCCCGCTGCAGAAGCTGTGGTGTCGCCAATCACTATGGATCCTGTCGCATCCACGGCCCCGCCCGCATCGGCTATGCCCACGCACGAGATCGCTGCATTGGCATTGGCCTGCAGAGCGGCCCTACACGTGAGATGGGCCACTGACCCGGCTCCGAAGTACCCCTGAGCAGCGCCATCGCTAAAAATCTGGTATGGGGTATTGGCTGTGGCAGTGCCAGCACTAGTCTTTTGGGCCAGGATCACCACTTGGTCATTCTGAGCTGTCAAGCCATTCAGGGCATTGCTTGTGTTGAGCTCAAAATACTTGCCCGGTTTCAGGACCGAAGAAGGGATCTGAGAGAAGCTGATATTCGGAGATGCCATCGTATTTCTCCTTTTGTCAAGTTATGAAATCTGAAGCTCGTGTTGAATCCGTGTTAACATCATCATGGGGCTTGAGCCAGTACATCGCCAGTATGCTCTCCAGAGTCCCAAGGTCGTCCTTGTCCTGCATGGTAACATTGTATGAGGCCCAAAACTGCAACTCATAAATCTGATACCCTGCCCGGGCCACGTCATACGTCGTAATATTGCGAAAGCCCATGGGTATCATCGGGTTCTCGAGCGCCAGACCAAACTTCTGCAGCGTCAAGAATTCCGAGATACTCTCAATGAGCTTATAGATACCCTCTTTGCGTTTCCCCTCTCCCCGTGAACCACCCATCAAGTGCCCAAAGATTATCACTAAGGAGATGGTCATCCGGTACTTATACGTCGTCAGCGTAACCTGCTCTGCCCGGGCCTGGTTAATCGAAATGTTCACGGCTGGGCGGGTCAGGTTAAGCTGCCGGTCAATCAGATCCTTAAATCCTATCTCCCGTACATCAAGACCGTTCGCCTTGAGACTATCAAGTATGGCCTCTGTCAACTGAGTCATCATAGGGGAACGGCCGTCCAGTTACGGGTAATCGTCTGGGTCAACGGATAATCAATGCCCGCCCTTTTGTTGCTCATAATCCATGTGGGGTTATCAGCCACCGGAAATGGGCTAAGCCGGCCCTTCTGCATATCACCCAACGCCTTCATACAATAGTCATAATCCTCTTTGATCGGGTCTGGAAGCGTGAGAGCCAGACTTCTCTTGAACAGAAAGTATATAGATAACTTGACAGCAAGATCACGGATCAGATCCGGTACCACGGTCAGAGGCACTTCGTACCGCCCCCGCATGTACCCATCGATGAGATCCTGTGCCCGAGCTATGGCATAGTTGATTTTGTCAAGGTCTACCTCATCGGTATCCTGATCATCGGACAACTGCTTGAGGATATCCTTGGGTATCGCATTGACCAGGTCGGTCGAGGTACAATATGCCATAATGCTCCCTGCTATTTTAACCAGTCCTCAGGGGCTGGGAACCCCGCCGGGCCCATGCCCCTGAGACCGGTCTCACACAACACAACACACGAAGACTACGCAATTGTGGTAGTCCACGCGTACCCAACATCAAGAGCCACCGGCGCGATCTCGGTCATCTCAGTTACCTGATAGATTGTTGACCGCACCTGCTCATCCCTGTACCCACGTACATATCTCATAGAGCCCATGTACGGAAGACGGAACTGGAAGCCTGCCGACAACGCACGCAGGCCCGGGGCCTCGCGATAGTACAGGAAGGCATTGCCACGTGCACTTGGATTCCAAATGCCCGTGCCAGTAAACGTCGCGTTGGTAGCGTTCTTGTTCTCTTTCTGCGACGTATAGATCCCACGGCCAATGAGCACTTCGTCGAGCTGCAACAGAGAGGCCAGAAGGTCCGCTGTGAACACGGCCTTTTCCGTATATTTCACTTTATCCGCGACCACTGGATTGGTTTGCAAAGCCACAAACGTTGCGAAGTCGATCACCAGCACATTGGGCTCAACACCCGTACCGGCAAGGATCGTCTTCTTGGCCGCATAGATGTCCTTGACAAGAGAGTTTGCTGTCGTGTCAAGTGCCCATCCGCCGGCACCAGCACTGGGCGCTGAGCCACCGGTTGTACCATCCGCCCACTTGTTGCCATAGATCACGTCCGAGATCTGCTTCTCTTTATAGAGATCGATCTTGGTCGTGGCAAGCTGAACGGCGTCCACGATCGGCTGCAGAGGCATCTGTCCCGGCTGACTGGCGATGTCCAGGAGCTCGTCGGTCACGGGTACTTCCGCCGAGATCTGGCGAGGATTGACAAACTGCGTATCAATGTTGTAATTGAAACGCTTCGTCAATGAACCTTCCGCCCGGTAGAGTTCCCCGTCGGCCAGACGAAACAAGTTCGCCTTAGCGTACTTGAGAATCTTGGACTGCAATGTCGGAACCGGAACAATCGGAAACACGCTGTCGCCGATCATGAACTTCGGCTTGTACTGGATGCTGATATTCTGTATCGCTACAGGTACCGCAACTTGTAGTTGACTAGGAAGAGCCATGTCTTTCTCCTTTGTAGTTTACTGTTTCAGTGATCGTAAAACCTTATTACGATCTTAGGACACGACCGTGCTGTCGGCACCAGGGCTGCAGTCCATCAGACGCACTGCAATAATGTCGCCTGTGGTCGTTGCAGACTCAAGAGCAATGGCACGTGCGTACTTGGTCTGCGATGTGGCATCGCCAACCGTAGTGGCTGTACCGTACTGGTCGGGAACCAAAAAGTTTCCGGCGCTCACGGGGTGCGACACCTGCAGTCTGGTCACGCCACTGATTGCAATCGCCGGGGGCACAGGGCCATCCACACCGGTATTGCCAGTGGGGGTACCCGTGGCCGAGGGCTGGTTGGTCAGCACACCAAGTGCAAAGCTGCCCGTGGTGCACGGTGCCACACGACCCGTCGAATCGAACTTGACAAACATGTACTGGTACGCGGACAGGTCCACGCCAGCGGGAAAGCTAACGGTATATTCTGGAAGATTCCAAGCCATGATTGATCTCCTTGTGGTAAAAGTTTATTACTCTATCAGCACACTACCTGCTGCCCTGAAGATATGCCCGCATGTCGTCCGGGTGCTCTTCACCGACGCACTTCAGAGCGTCAACGTAGCTTATTTTTGGATCCAACTTCATCTTGTCCTCAATGAACTTCTCAATGCTCGGCACGCCCACCAAGGCATCCTTGGCCGGGGCATTGGGTATTGTCAAGAGCTCGCCAAACTCTACGACCTTGGCCTGGCCCCTGAGATATGCCTTGTACATCTCAACACTGGTCAGCTGTCCCTCGGCAAATGACCGGGTCCCATCCACCTGCCCACGCAGGTTCAGGTTCTCAATCTCTTTGTCGAGGTCCGCGGGACGTAGGCGTCCTTCGGATACCAGAGCTTCGCAGAATGACTTATTGTCCGTGGCCTCTACCTTAGCTGTCATCAGCTTTTCCAGACTTACAAAACGGGCCTCAAGGCCAGAGACCGCGGTCTTGAGATCACTGTATTCCTTTACCATGTCCTTTGTCTCAGCCTTGACTTCCGCCTCTGCCTTGACCTCTGGTACAACAGGTGTGGCGGGTGTTGCCTCTACGAACTCCTTCTTTTCCTCAGGCTTTACCTCTGGAGCTTTCTCCTCAGGCTTGACCTCTTCGGTCTTCGCCTCAGGCTTAACCTCGGAAAACTCCTTGCCCACTTCCATTTTGAAAATATTGAAAATCTTCTCGTACCATGAGACCTTGGCCTTGAGCTCCTGAACATCTGTATCTTTCAACATAACACTAGTCCTTTCGTTGAAATTGAATATGCGTGAAGGTCGGTTTTCAGCGAAATGTAAAGGAGTCAGGCCCTTGATCGCCGGCTGCATGCCGCCCAGAAATCCAATATGCCGTATGGTCCCATCCTCGTACAGGGATAGAGACCTGGTCTTGTATGACCCCGTCTTGAGAGCCTTGACAAAATCCTTATTGAGCTCGCCCAACTTGAGCATCAACTTTCCTCCCGCAGCATATGCCGATTTGATCCAACCGTATGCCGGGGAGTTGTCCACGGGATGACCCAGACACACAGGGGCCGGGGCTGTGGCAGAAATCTGGTTGTATTTATCCGCAATCTTTTTGACATCATCCTCAGTCCACGTATCGGTCTTACCATTGGCATCGGTATGGGTGCCGGCGCAGAAGCCCTCTACCTCAAGGTCATCTTCATCCTCAATATCGTCATCGTCAATGTCTTGCTCAATGTCCTTGTGGGCCACAGGACCCGCAAAGTTGCGGATGAGATCGTCCCTAATAGTCTTGGCCTCTTCGTAAGTCATAGTGTATCCTTAGTGATCCGTCGACTTCAAAAAACCTTTGGCCTGCTCAGCAGTCCACCGATATACGCTGTCGTTGTTTTTATCGGGCACCGTCTTGCTCCATGCGTAGGAGCCGTGAGTAATAATCCGGGATCTCAACCAGGTGGTCCAGGGCTATCTTAGCCGCCACCATCTCATCCTCGGTATGCTCATGCTCAATGATAATGCCCAGCTTCAACTGCTCAGGGTCAATGTCCTCTTCCCCTTTGTCACTGTTGGCCCATGCGCCCTGGCTAAAAAAATCCGCCCGGAACTCCACATCCGGTAACATGTCATAACGGTCTAACAGATCATCGGCCTCAGCATATTGAACTGTGGGAGTGCGAATAGCAACAGGGGTAGCAACAGAGGATGCGGAAACAGGCTCAGAATGCTTTTGCTCAGACTTGACAATAGCATAATGCATTGCCTGAGCTTTCTTGATCGCAGTCTTACGCCCGTACTTGGCAAAGGGGAAACTCTTAATGACTGAGCCCACGGGCTTGTCACGAGATCCACCAGTATCCTCGTGCCCATGACGCACTTCCGCAGCCGTTTTAGTGACCACTACGGACATGCAATTTTCTCAGTTCTGGCGTTTAAAACGCCTATAACTTGCCAAAAATCTATCTTTAATGTATTATATTTACCAAGGGAAGTCAATAGCGGGAGGTAATTTATGCCGGAAGTACCCAAAAACATCTTCACCAGCGATCCTTACAAATACGTTTTGAACGACCCGCCTCCAGACCCCAACGACCCAGACATGGCCATGTACCCCGAGTCGCACGAGCTTGATACGGCAGGTCTGCCCACAGACTCCACAGCAATCATGGATATCCCGGCCACGTACACGAGCTACATGGTGCAACCCGGCATAATCAGCAATGCCTCTGAGTCCGTTAAGGCCCGCAAACAAGTATTCCTGAGCAAGTATCGTGAGCTCAATGGCAACATGTGTTTTGCAGCAGAAGCCGTGCCCGTAGCTCTATCAACGGTATACAAATGGCTACATAACGATAAGACCTTTGCCCAGGCCGTCGACGACATCAACACCATGTTTGACGACGTTGCCGAGACATGGGCCCGCAAGCGAATGCTCGAGGGCCGATGGAAAGCGGTCACGTATTGGCTCGAAAACAAATGTAGACATAGGGGATGGGTCGGCGAACATTTGATGGCTGAAGGTAATATTAAGCTTGAGGTCATACGCAAAACTGTGGGGGCCGCCCTAAAAGAGGTAGTTGACAATGGCACAAGCGCCCCGAAATCAACCTGAGCTACACGACAGTCAGATTGTTTTCGAATATACCCAACTCCAACAAAAAATCTTTTTGGACTCCCGGGCCAAGTATGTCGTCGCGTCGTGTGGCAGACGCAGTGGGAAAACATTCGGGGCCGTTCAAAGTATCATAGATCAGTGTCTCGATAAAAAAGATCAGAACATCCTGTGGGTAGACCTGCAATACAACCAGTTGCTTGGGTATGTTGACATTTATTGGAAGCCCATACTCAAGCGCCTGCACCCGACCTTGTGGCGGTGGAAAGTCTCGCAGAGAGAGATCCATATCCTATCCAACACCATCTCCCTGCGTAGTGTGGACCGCCCCGACCTGCTCGTGGGCCGGGGCTATAACACGGTCATCCTCAACGAAGCGGGCATTGCCCTGCACGAGGACCGTACCCTATGGACCCAGATCATATTGCCCATGATGCTCGACTACCCAGACTCCCGGGCATTCCTCATCGGCACCCCACGCGGTCTGGTTGATAGGGCCGGTCTGCAATCGCTCTACTACGACATGTACCTCAAGGGCCTGGCTATGGACCCACAGTATGAGTGCTACAAGTACTCAACGTATGATAATCCGTATCTATCACAGCAAGGTATCCGGGATCTCGAGACCGAGATCCCGCCCTCTCTAAGAGCACAGGAGCTCTATGGTGAGTTTGTTGACGCATCGGAAACTCAGATATTCAAACCGGAATGGTGGGATATCGTTGATAAGTTGCCCGAACCTAACCAAATATACCGCAAGTTTTTGTCAATCGATACCGCATTCTCAACCAAGGATTCTGCGGCTGAGTCCGCATGTACTGCGTGGATCAAAACACATGGCGGGCAATTCTTTTGCCTGGACCTGTGGCACGGTAAGGTTGCATACCCCGACCTGGTCCGACAAGTAAAGCGATTGATAGATCATCACAATCCAGATAACGTAATCATTGAGAATAAGGCCTCGGGCCAGTCATTGATCCAGTCCCTCAAAAACGACATCGCCAATCTACCCATCACACCATGGGAGCCCGGGTCCAAGGACAAGGTGAGCAGGGCAGCGGCTGTGACAAATTATCTGGAAGCGGGGAGGGTGCATTTACTTAGAGGATTCTGGAATCAGGATCTCATCAACCAATGCACGATCTTCCCCAACGGGGACCTGTCCGATATTGTGGACACCATATCCATGGCACTGGGATGGGCGAAAAATGCCGAGGTCAATATCAAGTCCATCGTGTCCCGCAAAATCATACCCACAGTGCCTCGGGGTTATCCGATGATGAGCATGGGTCAAGATAATACACCTGTATCATATGTATCACGTACGACCCGGGGCCGTGTCCCTGAGGGCTACCCAATATAGAGAGGGAATGCATTATGTCAAGGAAGCATCATCGGAACTTTGTTGAACAGCCGAGCTATATGGCACCCGCTGCATCGGCAAATGCCACGGCTACCGATCCATACATGGGAGCTACGGACACGACCTACGATCCCACATTCAATGTGACTTCGAAGAAGCCTTACATAGGAGAGATCGTTACCCGTAGCACTGTGTGGGACTACTACCGCACGTCTGTTGCGTTGCCTAATCCATCCATCATCCTCCAGCGTCTGGGTCGGGGGGTCGAGGCATACGATGACCTGTTACAGGATGCCCGGGTCAAGGCATGCCTCAATAACAGACGGGCCGGGACACTGGCCCTCAAGTATAGCATCGATCAGAACGAGGCCCCCGCCCGTCTTTACAAACTAATAGAACGTCTATTCGAGACGTATGACGTTTACACCATCATGTCCGAAATGTTAATGGCCCCATTTTATGGCTTTAATATTACCGAGATCATCTGGGGCAAGGACAGCGGAATGATAGTGCCTGAGAATATTATTGGTAAAGCAGCACGATGGTTCTACTGGGACGACACCAACACTTTGCGATATCGCACGAAACGGAATATGACTCTGGGCGAGCCCCTGCCCCCGAGAAAGTTCCTTGTAAGTAAGTATCATTCGAGATATGAAGACCCGTATTCTGGTAATGAAAGTTTGGCTTCGGCATGTTACTGGCCCGTGCATTTTCGCAGACTGGTAATGGGTATGTGGGCCCCGAACTTTATTGAACGATACGCTGCCCCATGGATTGACGTGACCATGGAAACGGGACTACAGCAAGAGCGTTTACAGGAAATAATGGACGTGATCCAGAACACGTTCAACGACGGGATCATCGCCCACCCTGAGAATACCAAGATCCAGGCCCTGCCCATGGGCGATGCCAAGTCGATGGAGAACTACACCATGTTCGTGGACATGCTCAACAGGGAAATCGACATGGCTGTGCTGGGCACCAACTTGACAACAGAGGTTAAGGGTGGATCGTTTGCGGCTACCTCGGCACACATGACCGTGCGATCGGACATTGTCATGGAAGATTCCCGGATGATTGAGAGCGCATTCAACACTCTCATTGAGTACATCGCATACTTCAACTTCGGGGCACAGTCTAAGTTGCCCAAATTCCGTCTCTATAAGAACGAGCCGGCAACCGTGGAACGATCCACAATCGACGTGAACCTGCAGAAGCTCGGGGTCAAGTTTACAAAAGAATATTTCACCCGGGCCTATGAACTGGATGACGAAGAGTTCGACGTTGGGCCCGCACCCACTATGCAAGGACTGCCTGGTGAGCCCCCGGCAGAGGGTGAGACGGGCGATGTGGGGGCACAAGACGCTACCAAGATTCGGGACGCGGGAATTGAGAATAAAGATCCCAGTTCTAATACATCAACAAAAGTTGCTATCAATAGGGCGCAGAAGAAGGGATCCCCCACATGACCCATAGTGAGGATGATATGTACAAAAATCACCGCGAAGAATGTGAGAACATTTTTATGACAAACAAACGGGCTCTGCACATCATGTGGGCAGTAGTAATTGTGGCGTTAGGAGTCTTGGGATCAAGTGTTGCGTGGGCCCTGACCACTACCACGTCTTTGTCCAGACTAGAAGCTGTGTCCACGGCACAGGCTGCCGATATTACCCTGCTCAAGGCCACATATGCAAACATAGATGTTAAACTTGACAAAATCCTAATCATGAGACAGCAATGATTACGTGGGACTTTGACTCCTCAGTGCCAGACGACTGGGTCGATGAAGCCGGGGACAAGGCCGAGGACCTGGGTCCGGTCTTGGACAGTATTGGCAGATTATTAGTTGACAGTGTTCACAAGAACTTCCAGGCCGAAGGACGCCCGGACCCTTGGCTGCCCCGGGTGGACAACCTCAGTCACCCCCTCTTACGTAAGACGGGGGCACTGTATGACTCCATCGCCTACGATGTTAACGGTCTGGACGTGAACGTGTATAGTGAGACAGGCTATGGGCAGTATCACGATGAGGGAACGTCCAGATTACCTAAGAGGCCGTTTCTGCTTATGCAGCCTGAGGATGAGGGGGAGATACTGGATTTGATCGCCAAGCACTTTACAGATTAGGACTTCCTTTCATCGCCTCCTCTTGCTCTGCTTTAACCATTGCTGTCATCATATCCATGACAAATCGCTGCTTTGCATATCGCAACTCCAATGTTCTAATCTTGGCTCGTGCCTCTTCCATCTCAGCTAAAGCGGACTTCTCATCGTAAGCAGCCAGCTCGCGTTGAAACTCAAGTTGACTTGGCATCTGTTACTCCTTTGCAAAAAAACCTTCCAAAAAGTTTACGACAACATCAAGATTGCCATGATGCCGGGTCATAATTTGAAATACTCCGTTATTTGTTTGTAAAGCAACAACCGCTCAGGCTCATGTTTGGTGTAATCAGCCCGGGACTTGATAACGTAATGCCGATCAATGATCTGGTCCACACATGATCTAATTATCATGTGCACAGCCGCTTTGAATGTTTGAATATTACCTGTCAATGCCACAGTACTTGTGTATGTGGACAGGTCATCCCGGTAATACCATGTCAACTTACCCTCAATGTCCAAGTTGGACATCCTCAGTTCCAGGCCCATCGCCCCGCCCGATAACGACGACCAAATGTCCCGTGCCTCTTGTTTGTACATATCATCTACCTCAGCTTTATCATTTTTGTCGCCATACTTTTTATATAAGCCATAATCTCCGGACGGATCAAGGGCACTCCAAAATACCTCAGTCGCCATGTGTTGGTCACCTCCCGTACCGACCACACATGCCTCCTCCACACCCCGTCCCCCAATAACCCGTACCCCACTCGCATTATCGGTCGATACTGCTTTTTCATTCTTCCTTGTAAATAATAAACAATAGCCAGCTCGGATCGCAGACATGCATAAGCACAGTGCCCTGTCGGCGGCTCTACGATATCCTCTCTCCCGCTTGTCAGTATTCTCTGATCCCATATACCTCCCCATCGTGTATCAACCCGTGACCCGCCAACGCTCAGGAGCACTTCCTCCAGTCGATCGTGGTCCATGTATGTGTATTACCCTTTCGATCTATCAGCCCCAACAGCCTTAGTTGCCTCAAGGTCCATTTACAGGCGGGAAGCGATATCCCCAACTTATCCGATAACTCCCTCATCCGAGCCACACCATATTCCCTGAGATACCCGATGATTTGCCGGTTACGTGTCAACATGTACTTGTGAACCTTTTCCCACGGGCACACCACCTCGTCTGGTATATCTTGTGTCAACGATACCAAGTATACTAATTCTTCTGCGCTCGCTCTTTTAACTGTTTGTCGTACTGTGTATACATGGCCTTCAGGTACATCTTCACAAACGTCATCTTCGGATCCGTACTCAAGGAAATCTTGGTTCCACATGCTTGACAAAATATCCAGGCGTCTTCCGCCCATTGTGTACCCTCGGGACGCATTGACCACACGGTCCCCATGTGCAACGGCTTGGCGCATATATCACACCTCGGATTCTCTATGTTATTTCCCAACTCCGATTGTACAAGATACATCCTGTCCCGGAATAAGAAGCTGTTGGGTATGGGCATCTTTTCCCCATTTGTAAACTTAGCGACATGGCACAGGCCCGGAACATCGTGCACGTTCCTCAGCCAGTTGGCGTCGATGTGCCCAAGCAGGTGCCGGCTATTTTTGAACCCAAGCACATGGGCAAGTCGGGCAAGGATCTCACCGTTGATCGGCATAACGCCTCAAGAGTTTATTAATCTCGCTTTGGAACTGTCTGGTGGGAATCTCCATGTTGCGCAGGGTTTCGTACGCCGCGTCAAACTCTAACCTGTGCTTAGAGTCGATCATCAAGTGGTTGAGGGATGACTCAGGGAAAGTGATCTCCTCCCTCTGGGTCTCATGCCAGCCCGTAGAGCTCTTGTAGCGCTGCCCAGGCACACGTCTGGTACGGGTCACGGGCGGGGGTTGCTTGCCCTGGGCAAGTTCGTAGCGGGTCATTGGGTCTCCCGGGTGCCCAAGCCCTCAGTCTGGGGCACACGCCCCGGGAGAGGTACGTGTGTATGTCCCCAGACTGGGACCGGGCTGTGGTTAATAATCTACCATTACGCGGCTGCCAGGGCCAGACGCATCGTTGATGAGCTATCGGAGCCTCTCCCAGACCGCACAGGAGCCCCGCCACGGCCTGTCAAACCGAATACCTCCCCAGAGCCCATCTCCCGGGGCTCCCCGGCCGTCTGGAAGCGGGCCTGGCACACTGGGCAAGTTCCGGCAATGGCTTCGCTGGACCAGTGCCGTAGGAACAAGTCTGCTTGACATCCGGTACATTTGATAATCATTTGGGCCTCCTTTATCATAGCGTAGGTATCAATAGATTATTAAACGGACAGGTAAGTCTAATGATTGCAGGTATTTAAGAGAAAATGGGATAGTATAATGGTTTAATGGTTAGGGCAATAAAGTCAATGTGGCCTTGGAAATTTTCGAGGGCCTTGAAAAAAGATCCCACAGGATTCCTCGGCATATCTCTGGATCAGCAAGCAATCCTGACCGGCAAAAACTGTGATGGGACCCGGCCGGGTCCAGGGCCCGAAAGTTATTGTGACAAAAATAACGAGCATTTTCTCTTTCCGGTCCCCATTAGGCCTTTTTTATCATATTTTATCTTTTTATGATACTTATACTCTTTTATTATCTTATTAGATAGATAGATAGTGATTGAAGAAAATACCTGTTGGTATTGTTGTTTAATAATAAAATCAATGACTTATGACTTGTTGGTTACTTGTTGGTTACTTGTTGGTGAACCTGTGTGGATCCTGTTGGTTTATGGAGAGCCTCCAAGTCACTTCCAAGTCACTTCCGACAGGTTTTCTCTACCAACAGGATCTTTACCAACAGGATCTTTACTACCAATCTATGGTGTAGGATCTCACGCCAAGGGTGTTCTCAACTGAGAACACTTAATGAATTAAATAAAGATAGAGTATTGACATAGCTCTGGGATGATATATTTTCTCTATGCAGTTTAATTATTAACTCCCCAAAAGAAAGGATAAAGGTTATGAAAACTGTATGTGTTCCGATGCCGGACACTGCCGGGATGAGAAAGATTATGCAGAAAGTTGCAGGTCTACGTGATTATCGCAAGGTGCCTGTATACTCTATATATGCCTATGCTCTTGTCAAATTGGCGGCTGAGATGGCCGTTATGGATAAGAAAGAATTGCAGGCCGAAGCTGACGAGGCTGTGAAACTTTTTTATGAATTTGCTGGAGATCAATTCCGCAAGGAGCTCGAGCAAGACGATTTGACGCCAACAAACAGTTCCAAGGTTGAACCGGAACCGGTTAAAGCCCTGTGACCGAGGTAATTTCGGGACTTTTTGACCCTAATACCTTAACTGAGATAGCTTTATCGCCGAGGCTCGTAAGGGTCTCTCCACCCGCGATCGCTTTTTGTCGGCCGCTTTCGTGGGGAAAAATATATGACTTTTTTTCCCACCGGGGCGATTACCGATCCAACAATAAGGATAATCAGGGCTTCAAAACGGGTTTATTTCGGCATGTCTCCGGTCCTGAATTATATAAGTATGCTGAGGAATCCGAGGCCAAACGTAAGGCCGGCAAAAAGTTTCCCATGAAGCATCTGAAAACTCCTGAGCTCATGAAATCATGGAGTGATCAGATGACCACATTTACAAATACAAGTGACTTCTTGACATTGCGTAGAAACACGCACGTCTTGGAAAGTTCTTCCCTTTTTGTCGACATAGATAATGCCTCGAAGCTCACGCCAGAAATGATTCTCCCCATATTCCGATATATGAACGTCTCATATATTGCATACAGCACACATTCATCGAAGCCGGAAAAACCTCGATGGAGATTGATTTTGCCGATGTGTAAATCCGTTGAGTTTGGATCTATATGGAAAGCGTGTAATGATTTACTTTTCCAACTTATAGATCCAGGTCTATATTTTTCAAAGCTTGGTCACATAGATCTCACCTGCATTGACCCATCTCGTTTTTTCTATCTCCCAAACTTTCCAATCGATGGCGCTCCATTACATATAGGGGCGTGGTCACCGGCCATCGCATATAGGCCGTTCCTTGAACTTCATCTTGTCAACCAAGCGCTCGACCCAGAAAAAATGTCCGCGCTTTGCAAGTACAAGGTGAGCAGTGCTTATTCGGTATCGCAATATCGAAAAAGTATGAGGAGGAACGACAATGCCCTTACCGATATCTCCAAATCAGAGAATCTCTGCTCTGCTGACTATAATTCAGGCCCTGGGACAGGACAATCTCAAGTTTTGTCAATCAGTTAAAGCCCTTGAAAAATTGTCATATGATACACAGCGTCTTTACATAAAATGTCCATGGATTCATCAGCACACGACACCTAACCATGATACGGACGCGTCAATTCTATTTACCGGCACATATTCTAGTAATCCGGAATATCACTGTTTTCACCAGCACTGTGACGGACGTCAATATTCGGATGTGGTTGATTACGTTATTGAAAACAACCATGAACACCTGCCTGAATTTTTCTCACATCTGTTTCACCCGCAAGATATTGAAGATCCCGTCGAGCGATCTCGACTTGAGACGGCCATTTTCATTCTTGGTGGAGGAGACCCGACTCCGTCTTCTGTTCCTGAGACGATTATGGATCTGGGCATGTCCACGATCCCTATCACAACCCCCCCTGCTATTGTCTCAGACTCTACAGCATCATTGGCAATACCAGAAGATATTGCGGCATATGTTGACAGTTTTTTGGACACATC